TAGTTGTCCCAGTTCCTGTAATAGAACCAGGATTAGAGATTGCTGTAAATGTAGTTGCAGGTCCACCCTTAGTAGATGCTGTATATCCTACGGTTGCTTTGCCACCACCATCAGTAGCAGTGCCAACTGTAGGAACTGTAGGAATGTCTACAACTTTACCCTTCTTGGGAGATACTCTATTAGTAGCCATTTATGCAGGGATTCCGTAGAGTAGACAAGTTCCGCCAGTAAACGCTACTGCAGCCTGTGTTTTAATTTCAACACTATTAATAACAGCAGGAGTTGCTGGAGCATAAGCGCCAGAAATGTATCCAGAGGCATATCCGCCGCCTTCGGCGGTGTGAGGAATCGCTTGATTAGCATTTTTAATTTTTGCAAAACCAGTTCTTGAAGTACTGTAACCAGTATAGCCCATTAATGGAAGAACACTATCTCCTACTTCAATATAACCCTGCCATTGATTTGTAAAACCATAATTGCCAACAGTAGTGTCCGCATTAAATGTTGCGTGAAGACCGCTAGCAGAAGCAAATGTAAGGTTTCTATATACAATAATTAATTCTTTATATATTCCAGCAAGACCAGTTGCAAGAGTAAATGATGTTCCCGAAGTAGGAGTTGCTGTAGCAACTAATTGCCAAGTGTCCTCAGGGCTTACGCCCGATACTGTACCTACTGCCATTATGCAATCTCGCTTCCGTATGCGTTGAATGAAACGTTTGCGCTAGATGCATAGACTGTTACTACATCTGTTGCGCCAAGAGTGATTCCTGCTGTGATGAATGTTGAATCAGATGCAGGTACTGTTGCTCCGTATACAATGTACTCTTCTGCAGATAGAGCAGAACCAGCAACGCGTACCGCGATGCGATATGTAGCAGCAGTAGATGCCTGATTACATACTGAAATAGTTGATACTACGGTCTGAGTTCCTGCAGGTACTGTATATAGAGTGGTTGCTGTTGTCGCACTTGGGTTAACCTGACCCAATACTTTATAAGTTGTTGCCATATTACATTCCGCCTAACATAAGGATTTGTGGGATTGGGTCTGTTGATACGGTTCCCCAAGATGTTGCGGTTCCGTTTGTTGTTAAGAATTTGCCTGAGTTTCCACTCTGGCTAGGAAGTGGGTCATATGCTGACCACTTCAAACCTGTTGCTGTACTTGAGTCTGCCATAAGCACTTGACCATTTGAGCCTACTGTTAACTTGCCTGGTGTGTCAGCAGATGTTGCTACAAGCAAATCACCCTTAGCATCAAAAAGTGAACGAGCAATTGAGTCTGCAAGTTCAAACGCTGTGAAGGTGATGATTTCTACAATGTCGCTAGCAGCGAGTGCTGCAAGAGATGTAATGCTTGAGCCATCAGTTGCTGTGTAGTCAGATGTACGAGCAAGAAGAATACCGTTGAGGTATACCTGCTCCTTACCTGGGATGTAGGACAGTGTTAGTCCGTTAGCATCTGTACCTGAGATTGTTGTCTCTCCACCTGCTGCTGTAAAGCGGAAGCGGTAGATGTCAGCAGTAGATGAGATTGAACCCCACTCTGTACCAGTCCAAGCAAACATTTGATTAGAAGATGAGTTCCAGTAGATAGCGCCAGTGATAAGAGCATTGCCATCATTGTCGACAGATGGAGCAGTTGACTTAGCACCGAGGTAGCGGTCATCGAATGAATCGTATGAAGCAGCAGCAGCGGTTGCGCTGGCTGCAGCGGCTGTAGCGGAACCAGCAACTGTATCTACATACGCCTTTGTAGCAGCGTGTAGGTTAGATGATGGAGCACCTGACAGTGTAAGAGCACCTGTCATAGTAGAACCTGACTTGAGTACGAATGACTCGTAGACAGTTCCACCTGATTGGATTGCGCTAGCAATCTCACCAAGAGTATCAAGAGTTCCAGGTGCTGAGTTAACTAGGTCTGCAACTTTAGTATCTACATACAACTTAGTTGCAGCATCTGCGTTATCTGTTGGTGTAGCAAGAGTTGTAATCTTCTGGCTGTTCATTGAGATAGCAGCGGCTGGGTCAGCAAACTCGTCAAGAGTGTATGCCTTGACTGTTGATGCTAGGTCAGAGATAGTAGAGGCTGCCTGTGAGCCAGTGTGGTTAGTACGAGCATATGGGTCTGAGACCATCTTGGCTGCAGTGATAGTTCCGTCTGCAATGTCTGAGGCTACAATAGTTCCGTCAACCAAGTCAGCGGAAGTAATAGTTCCACCAAGGTCTAACTTGGTCTTAGCGATTGCCGCTGATGCATTGATGTCAGCATTGACGATAGTGCCGTTGGCAATCATTGTCGATGTAACTGTACCTGTATCTGCAGCGGTGATTGCTGTGCCTGAAATCTTTGTGGCTGCAATAGCAGCAGATGCGTTGATGTCAGCGTCAAGAATTGTGCCATCAAGAATCATTGTACTTGTGACTGTGCCAGTATCGCTTGTCTTAACAAGAGTTGCGCTGTTTGGGATTGTTGTACCGTTGATAGATGTAGCGGTAGCAACACCAAGCACTGGAGTTACGAATGTAGGGCTAGTAGCAAATACTGCTGAACCAGTTCCAGTCTCATCTGTAATCACTGCACGAAGGTTTGTGCTGGATGGTGTAGCGAGGAATGTGGCTACGCCAGTTCCAAGACCAGATACACCTGTTGCAATTGGAAGACCAGTAGCATTAGTAAGTGTTCCTGATGCTGGAGTTCCGAGTACAGGTGTTGTAAGAGTTGGGCTAGTCAGTGTCTTATTAGTAAGTGTCTGAGTATCTGTTGTGCCAACCAATGTTCCAGAAAGTCCGTGCACTGCTGATGATGCTTCAATGTGAGTATTAGCATCACGGAAGTCACGACCAATCGCCATGTGGCGAACCTTGGCTCCAGCAGAGTGAGAGATTGCCTGGCTGCTGTCAATAGCACGGACAATTGTAATTGTATTGCTTCCAGGTGCAGAAGGGTATGTAACGTCTACAATTTCTTCAAGCGCTGTATCTGGGTCAATAACTACTGTGAATGTTTCAAGTGGACTTGTATTCGCTGGTGTGATTCCACCAAGCAGAGCAGAAGCCGAACCAACAGTCATTGTTGTGGCACTTGAGTTCAGTGCTGAGGTAAGTGTAGTTTCCTGGGAGATGGAGGAATATTTGCGAGTTGTCATGTATTAGTACCTCGTGTAGTGGATTCGGGCTGGATAAACATCACGTAGTTTCTTGGTCTCTTCATTCAATCGCTGCTGGAAAAGAGCAAGCATGAATCGAGAAGTTGAAGCACCAGAACCATATTGAATCTTAGTATCTGCATTGTCTGCTTCTGCAGAAGAATAGTTGAGGCGACCTGGGTCAACGAATGAAGCAAGTCGGTAAGCAGCACCATAAAGGATTACATCTTTACAAGATGAAGGCAATCCAGTTACTGTCTCAAATACTGCACTATTTGCAGCATCTGTAAGTGTTGTTGGCTTCTTGCTGTAGAAAACCTGGACTGTACGACCTGACTCAATGTTGTCGTAGATTGAAATGCTCTGCCCTGTGGCAAATGATGAAATATTTGCAAATGTATCTGGACGCCAACTACGCACTGGAAGCCATTCTTCTGTAGGACCAGTTGGCTTATGTGAAACATAGAGCACTGTCTGGACTTCTGCTGGAAGAGAGTATGTAGTCTTTACTGTATTAAAAGTGAAGGTGTGTACTCCTACTGCAAACAGATTAGGAAAGACTGCATCAATTGTATCGTTGATAGCCTTCTTAATTGTTGCCCTTGGAAAAGTAGGAGCAATTGTAACTTTAGTATTTGCTGTATGCGATGTTGGTGTTGTTCCAAAGTATCCACGTCCGTAAGGCGCAACAGTTGCTGTTGATGAGATTCTGTCATATGTATCTAACCATATTAACTCTTCACCAATTTCGACAGTGCCCTTGCCAATATTGGTCGTGCTACCTAGACTTATCGCAAGAGATGAATCAGATAAATCTGCAGTCAAATGCGTAGTACGGTCTTGTCTTAAAGTGTAACCTGACAGATTGAGAGTAATCTCATCTACCAAATTGGCATAGGTGGTTGTCATTTAATTCCTTCTTAAAGGTTAATTACTTATTTTTGTTCTTGGCAGCGGCAGCCTTCTGAGCGGCTTCTTTCTTCTTCCAGTCTGGAGTGAATGCCGCACCTACTGCGCGACCTGCTCCAAATACTGCTTTAGCAAACGGGTCAGTTGTTCCTGACTTCTTTGGTTTTGGCGCTGGCTTGCTTGATGCAGGCTTTGCAGCGCTAGCAGATGCTGGACGATATGCAGGTGCATTGTTAGCACCGTATGCCTTAGGCTTTGAAGCAGCGTTGATGTTTGCAGATGTTGCCTTAGCAACACGAGAAGCACCGTACATGCGCTTTACGCCTTCCATGTATGAAGCAGATACGCCACCCGCTGCAGCCTTTTTAATCGCTGCTGACATACCCATCTTTTTAATCTCGTCAATTGTTGACTGTGATACTGTTACCTTCTTGGCGGGAGTTGTATCTCCTGTGCGCTTTGAAGATGGAACTGTTGTCTTCTTCGGCATTTTTCCGCCGTCTGTTGTTGCTCTCATTTTACCATTTCACCTTGTCTGCCCAATATGCGGCACTCATTTTTCCCTTGGATATATTGCTTGCATGTCTTGCTTTGAAAGACTTACGACGTGCTGCATAGGCAGCAGATTCTCCTGCTTTTCTAGGTGAGCCAGAAACGCCTTGTTGTCCAAAGCGGATGGTTTTAACCTGGCTACCTACCTTAGCCACAACAACGTGTGACTTAGTAGGGTGGCTGGGAGTACGCTTAGGCTTGTTATAGCCTGCTACTCCAGCCCGTGTTAATCGTGAATCTTTCATTTCTTTTTCCTTGCTGCTGCATTGTCAACTAGATTGGGATAAGGACGACCTGCTGCTTTAGCACGTGCCTTAGCCCTAGCCTTCTGTGCTGGAGTTAGGGGAGTAGATTTTTTCTTAGGATTTGGTTTATCCCAAAATGCTTTTTTCAATTTATTCTGCGACCCTTAGCGTCATAGCGAGCACCCATAAGGACTGCTCCGATTAGTTGACCTGTTGCATTTTTGCGAGTCTGTGCAGTCTTTGAAGCACGTGCTTGTGCTCCAGGTTCTTTAATTCCCATTACACCGTAACGTGCTTCGTAACTAGCCTTAGCGGCTCTGCTAGATGCTCGATTTCGGTCTTCAATTTCTTTCTTGAGGTTATCTAGATATGACATTTTCTTAGCCATTACATACCACCAAATAGTCCGCGCTTTGGAGCAGCCTTTTTCATTGTCTTCTTTTTTGCTGTCTTCTTAACGACCATCTTCTTGCCTGTCTTCTTGGCTTCCATCTTGGCTGCCTTCATACCCTTAGCGGTGTATGCGTATTCTTTTCCGTTTACCATTGGCATTATATTGCTCCCACTTCCTTGAGTTTAGATACTGTCTTGTTTTGAATTATTTCTGTACTACCCATGGTGTTGGCATCAAATGCCTTACCCATGACATCAGAGGCTCTACGAGCCTCGTTAATCTTTGCCATGCTTGTACCTTCGGGTTGGATGCCCTGAGACCTTGCCTCACGGTAAGCGTTCAGTTCACCTTCCCACTTTTTGTTACTAACGCCTTTGGCGCTGTGTGCATCTCCAGTGCTTAACTGAAGTCCTGCTGCCTTGCAACCAAAGCACACATCTGGACCGCCACACTTGGTGTGGTCTATGAAAAGGTCCTGTGATGCAAATGGAA